GATAGTCAGCAGTTTCCGTTCCTTCAGTAAATAATCCGCCCACTGATGTTTTACCTGAAGCGAGACCGCCAATAAGCGCACCAAGATCTGCGGTTTCATAGTTGGCATTATATCCTGTTGACAGTTTGTCTGGAATATATAGAACTATCTCATCGCTACCAATTACTAGGCGTTGTTCTCCTGCGATCGCGCTGGCAGCAACACCTGCTGCAGCACCAGCACCAGCACCTAAAATTCCTCCGACGAGTCCTGCCGCCATTTTTACACCAATTGATACTGGACCACCTGTAGCGTTAGGATTTTTGTTTACAGCAGTACCACCGTTCTTGAGGAGTGAGTCACCAAGGGATGCGGCATTACCCGCACCAACAGCAGCACCTATTGGGGCACCAACTAACGCTCCTGCTGCACCCGTTGCAATTTTACCATTTTCTGGATCGACTCTGTTCTGATCTGTCTGATCAAAAATTCTACCACCACCATTTGACAATAATTCCTTGCCTCGTTTCGTTCCTTCGCGCACGAGAGGATAGAAAACAACATAATGCGGATACTCTGCAGAGTTTCCGACATCCATTGGATAACGTCGTTGCCCGTCTTTATCCAGCGGTGTTTCTAAAAAATTAACAGGCGCAGTTCCTCTGCTGAACCTACTTTCTTTTTTGGGTTCAGGTGCCTTTGTGGGCGCAGCAGGTGCAGTTGTTCCTGGAGCAGGAGTTTGCGTAGGTGCGGCAGGTGCAGGAGTTAATGCCATCTAGAATAAATATCCTATTAAGTATAGAGTTTGGAATATTTATATGAGTTATGGTAAGGAATCTTTGAAAGGTCTGTATAAAATACAGGATCCAAAGAAATACATTGGGAATCCAAACAATATTGTTTATCGCTCCAGTTGGGAACTAAAGTTCATGAAGTGGTGCGATAATAACGACAACATATTGGAATGGGGATCTGAAGAGTTACCCATACCGTATATCTCTCCTTTAGATAATCGAGTACATAGATATTTCGTGGATTTTTATATCAAGGTTCAAGAAAAAAGTGGTGTTACGAAGAAGTATCTGGTTGAGGTAAAACCGCAGAAGTTTACTAAAGAACCCAAAGTACCTGCTAGAAAAACAAAAAAGTTTCTACAGGAAGTTATGCAATGGGGTGTAAACCAAGCAAAGTGGAAATTTGCTACTGAATTTTGTGAAGATAGAGGATGGAAATTTATCATCTTAACTGAAAAAGAGTTGGGAATCCGTAATAAATAAGAAGGAGAATATCTATGGCAAAGGCAAGTGGCGGAAACAATAAGATTTCCTTTACTAATCAGAAAAAAGGCAAGACATCAATCGGTGGTAGTGCCTCTTCGATAAAGTTTTCAACCATGAATAAACGTAAACGTGCGAACTATAAAGCATACAGAGGACAAGGTAGGTAATTGGCAAATCCGTTTCAGAGACTTCGCGCCCGAGCAGGTGATGGACAAAAGTCCATGGATTGGTACATGCGAAATGTGAAAAATCTCGTGGGCGCGAGGTTGTCTCAGAGCAGCGTAATGAAATCAGATATCGGTGAATTAAAAACTAATATCGAGATCGGTTCGATGTATTTGTATTTCTACGATCCAAAGTTAAAGGAAGAACTTCCTTTCTACGATACCTTTCCGCTGGTACTACCATTTGGTCCAGCAAAAGGTGGATTTTATGGAATCAATTTACATTACCTGCCTTATCTGCTGCGAGCACAAGTTCTCGGCGAGTTGTTAGATTACAAAACAACCAAGACATATTCTGAAACAACCAAGTTACGCATGTCATACAATCTGTTAAATAATTTGAAGAATGCGAATGAAGTCAAACCATGTATCAAACATTATCTGACTAATCATGTTAATTCGCAATTCTTAAAGGTCAACCCTGAAGACTGGCAAGCAGCAATATTCTTACCGATTGAAAACTTTGTGGGTGCCACAAAGGAACAGGTATTCAGAGATTCTAGGAGCAAATTCTAATGGCAACAGCAGGTCATAATATTACCGATTTTGTCGCACGTGTTCGTGAGACTGACTTCGCAAGGTCTAGTAGATTCGAAGTAAGGTTTTCGACTCCTGGAGTTCTTGGTGTAGGTGGTGATACAAAAGAAATCTCATTAATGGTTGAAGATGGATTGTTCCCAGGAATTCTTGTTGGAACAAGACCGTTCAGAATAAACAATTTAAACGAGCAACGTGCAAACGTAATTGATTTTGGCGGTGATGCCATAACATTCACCTTTCTAGTTGACACAACATGGGCAGCAAAACGTTTTTTTGAAGATTGGATGACATCAATCATTAATCCTGTCACCAGATATGTTAGCTATCCTTATGATTATCTTGCAGAAATAGAACTTGTCTCATTAAATAATAAAGATGAAGTCATTGCTGAATGGAGAATACAAGAGGCATTTCCTCGTTCGATGGCACCTATTTCTATTTCTGCAACCAATTCTGAAGTTTTGCGAATGCCAGTAACGTTTGCATATACAAAATGGATATCCATTGGCGTAGATGGTAACGCAGATTCAGAATCAGAATCTGACTACATCAACGATGATATCATCGGCGATGATAATATCGACGCTAACGCTGATCAGTTAATAAATGATGTTGAAAATGACATCCCACAATTTGAAGACACTTAAATAATTGGAGTAAATTATGGCGCTACCTACAATATCAGTACCGACATTTGACGTTGAAGTATATTCAACAAAACAAAAGGTATCAATGAGACCATTCCTTGTGAAAGAGGAAAAGATTTTAATTCTAGCAGCAGAATCAAATCAACGAGCAGATATGATTCGAGCAATGCAGCAAGTCATTAACTCGTGCTCTGATGGTAAGATTGACTCAGAGAAACTACCGTTCTTTGACATACAGAACATCTTTATTAAATTGCGCTCACAGTCTATTGGTAAAGAGTCAGAGTTTAATTTAATTTGTGGTGAATGTGGACACAAGACTCCAACCATCTTAGATTTAGACAACATTGAATTGCAAATAACTCCCGAGCACAAGAATAAAATTATGATCACACCTGATGTTGGTGTCATTATGAAGTATCCTACCGCAGAAGTTCTGGTAGATGACGACTTACCTGTGTTTGATTTAGTTGTGTCCTGCATTGATAAAGTTTTCACACAAGATGAAATTCATGACGCGAAAGACCAAACGACTGAAGAAATTGCTACCTTTATTGAAGGATTGACAAATGAACAGTTTGAGAAAATTGTAGAATTCTTTGTCACTGCGCCGAAGATTTTCCACAATATTGATTACACATGCCCGAAATGTGGAACAGAAAATACTGTAGTCGTGGATGGTGTTGAAAATTTTTTCGGATAACCCTTTCTCATGATAATTTGATGAATTTCTACAAAATCAACTTTATTTTAATGCATGAACATAAATATAGTTTGACTGAATTAGAGAATATGATGCCTTGGGAGAGGGAAGTTTACATAGGGATGCTGATGGCGCATCTTAAAAAGAAAGCAGAGAATCAGGACTAATGAACGAATTAGACGAAAAAACTGGACCAATAGATGATAAAGGAACTGCTGGTCCAGGAGTCGGGCAAGGTCGCACCATTGCTCAGTCCGGATCTACACAACAAAAAGGTATTGGTAAAGAAAGTCAACTTTCTAAGATTGCTGCTGCAGTAAATCCAGGTTCGATGGCAGAGGCAAATCCTACTGCTACACAATCTATGATCTCGACTTTCATGAAGACCTTTGAGTCTTCAGCAATAGAAATGCGCGAAGATACAAATGATGATCAAAAAGAATTGATCAAAACAATGATCGATGAGATCACCAAGTTACAAACTAAAAACATGAAAGAGTTTGAGAAGGCAATCGGTAAGATTGTTGGTATCTCAAAGGATCTACAAAACTCTGATAATCCAATCTTGCAAAAACTCGGCAAAGATATGGAAGAAAAATCTCGTGAGGAAGTAGTAAAGGCATCTGGGTATACTTTAACTGGTGAAAAAGATACATTTTTAAATCGTCTTGGTCGTTCAGTTGGTATGAACACCGAAGAAGAACCCATAGAAAAAAATAGACAAGGCATCGGGAAACTCGCCAAAGGATTTGGTTCTAGTATTGGCGGAACTCTCAAACGTGGATTTAATATCGCCGTAGGAAGAGAAGCGCCAGAAGGTAGTTTCGCTGATAACGTGTTCACTTCGGACGAGCAGAAACGTGAACGCTTGATGAACAGAATAGATTCTGAGGCGAACGAGAAACAATCTACATCTGCGAATGACTCATTTAAGAAGGCCATCCAAGAATTCTTTAAAGAGGAAAAAGAGAAGGTTCAATCCAAGGAACCCAAGGAAAAACAGAAGTTTCAACCTATTGACAAATTGACTGATTTAACAGAAGATCAAATTAAATCTCTAGAAGAACAAGGAATTGCTCCTGCTTCCGAAAAAGATATATCATACAGAAAAGACGGTAAACCAGTCAGCAAAGATGAAATCAATAAGACCTTAGCAGCATCAAGCGAACAACAAGAAGATACTGCAGGTATCTCTAAAGATGCAACAATTGAAGCATTACAAAAAACTGCTGATTCTAATGTTTTAATACAAGAAAATTCCAATATTATCCAAGAAAAGACAACCGAGACAGTCGATGTATTGAAAGAGATACTAGAACTGATGAAGAAGATGTCATCTGAAAGTCAAAGCGGTGGTGGCGGTGGTGACGACGGTGGTGGTATGGACATCGATTTACCCGACAGAAAAAGATCTAGGGGTAGAATGCGTGCTCGCGCACGTATGGCCAGTCGTGGCATCAGAGGCAGAGTAGGAGGACTTGCTCGTGGTTTAGCGGGTGGTGCTAGAACACTTGGTAGTGCTGTTCTCAGTGGCGGTGCTAGAACTCTCGGAATGCTTGGATTGGGAGCAGCAGGAACTGCTGGTGCTGCTGGTTTAGGAACTGCTGGTGCTGCTGGAGTAGGAACTGCTGGTGCTGCTGGAGTAGGAACTGCAGGTGCTGCTGGAGTAGGAACTGCAGGTGCCGCTGGTGCTGCTGGAGTAGGAACTGCTGGTACTGCGGGTACTGCAGCTGCAGCAACTAAGTCAACTGGATTCTTGGGTAAGATTGCTAGTGGTGCTTCTAGTTTAGGTTCTAAAGCAGGTAGCATTCTCAGCAAAGCATCACCAGGATTAGTAAAGGGTCTTGGATTCGCAGGTAGAGTTGCAGGAAAACTTGCGCTTCCACTTGCAGCAGGTATGGCAGCATATGATGGATATAAAGGATTCAATGCTGATCCAAATGCAACTACTGGTCAGAAATTTAAAAACGCTGGAAGAAACGTTCTTAGCGGATTGACATTTGGTATGGTTGACAGTACTGAAGATAAAATGGCAGCAGGTGAGTATGCTGGAACACAGAAAAAACCAAAAGTTGGCAGTGTAGAACCAGGAGCGAAAAAAGATACTGGTAGTTTCTTCTCAAAAAATAAAGGTGCGATTGCTGGTGCTGCCCTTGGTCCAGTAGGTATGCTTGCGGGAGCAGCATATGACAAACTGTCTCCAAGTAAATCAAAAACTGAAACTGGTAAGAATATGGACGGTGCTTTAATTGAACAAGGAACTGCAGCGACCAAAGATAAAATGCAAATTAATGTTCCGCCACCAACTGTAATCAACCAAGGTGGAGGTGGTGGTCAAGCACCTCCGCAAATAACTTTCCCAGGAGGTGTAGGAAACGTGAGATCTAATGATCCTACATGGTTACGCTTCCAGGAAAGAAGAGCAGTGGCATAATGAAATGGGGGAGCGAAACGCTCCCCCAAGTTTTTAGTCATCAGCGAGACTCGAGAAGTAACTCATCGTGTCATCGTCACTGTCTTCTTTCCAAGGTGGACTGTCATCCGTTGCCTTAGCAGCAGGTGCATTACGCATCTTGGTTTCAACGAACAGTTCATCTTCAGCATCAAGCGGATTAACCTTCTCAGCAGTTGCCATACGAGCACCACCACCTGTAAGAACCGTATTCATCTTCGCCTTCAGTTCATCATATGACTTGAAGTTCGAAGGATCGAGGAAAGTGGCAAGTGAATGCGCATTCTTCCAGACCTGCTCCAACTTATCCTCGTCTTCGTCAAGAGGAGTTGGACCATCGAATTCTGACTTATCGTAGTTACGATAACCTTCAACCTGACGAATGCGCAACTTGAAGTTAGCACCTTCCCAAAGGTCAAATGGGTTGACTGGTTTCTCGTCTTCAAAGGTTGGTTGCATTACATCCTTGATCTTGTCAAAGATTTTCTTACCATACTTGTAGAGGAATACCTTACCTTCATTCTCAGGATTTGCGGGATCGCGAACCACAAGAACGTTGGAGATGTAGGAAAGACGACGCTTTTGCTTACGAGCGATTTCCTTATTCGCTTCGATACCTGAGTTCCAAAGTTCGGAATTCAGTTCGCCGACTGGATCTGGTTTGTTGATTGTGGTCAACGAGTTTTCGATATACCACTTTCCAGTTGGACCCTGGAAACCATGATCAAAGACGCGAACCCAAGGAAGTTCTTCACCTGCAGGAGCAGGGAGGAAACGAAGCACTGCTTGACCATTACCTGCCTTATCGACAGTTGGTTTCCAGAAGCGATCATCGTCGCCACGCTTTTCATTTGATGGGTTTGCGATTGACTCAACTGCTTTCATGAGTGAGTCGAAGTTTCCGCGATTTTTACGGAGTTCTGATAGTGTATTATTTGACATATGTATTGTCCTTATATTTGCGTTGTATGTTTAGTATTTGCGATTTGTATTATAATCATCGTAGTCATCATGCTCTTCAGCATCATTACTACCAGAGTATTTATACAGGTTCTTACGGTGCTTATTTGATTTATCAACACCCTTGCGTACTTCTTTTACTCGGGGTTCAGACCCGTAGTAGTCTTTACTTCTTGAGTTACTCATCTAACAGACCACTTGGCCTTTCTCCTTATTCCATAGTTCAAAGAATTTCGTTCGATCTATACGAACGAACGGACGGTACTTAATTATCAAAAGATTTAAATCATTCCAGATAAAATCGTTCAATAATTCAGTAGTTACATTATACCTGAAATCTAGTAGTTTGTCAAGTATAATAACTGTTTCTAGTGAAATTTTTTTACCAAGTAACATCTTAATTAATATTGGATGTTGATTGCTAACAGATACAAAAGGATCTTGCTCTGACTTCTCTGCTTCTAGTAATAAGCGACTAATATCGTCTGTGAACATGTAAGACAATCTATCTTGCCTACCTTTCCACTTCTCATAGATGTCATCAGAATCTGCACTAAAGATGCCGCCGTTCTTATCACCTGCTGCAAAGTTTGCAACAAAGTAGTTGATAATTTCTTGACGAGCGACGAACTTCTTCGCCAGTTTCCTGAATAGGAAAACATCTCTCCGTTTTAAGAAGGCAGATTCTGATGACTTGACAGCACCCTTGGTTTTGGTGATGTCATAAGACTCAGTAGTGAAATGTAGTTTAAGTGCCATGTAGAGGCGATAAACTTCATACGCTTCCATTAAAGTGGTAATTTCCCGCCAGATTTTCGCTTTAGCATATTTAGTTCTTCTGCTTCTGCTCGAATCTTTTCTTTTAGGGAAGTGGTGAGTAATACAGCAACAGACTCCATCTCAATATCTTTTTTGATACAATAATCAAGAAGAATATCCAAACAAGGAATACCATTCTCGAATGACTGTTTCTCTACGAATTGAGAGAACTCTATTGCTGTATTATACTCTTTCGTAATTAAAAATTCATTGGTTACTTCAGAACCATCCATTACCATGTTCAAAGTTATTATCCTGCATAAAAAATGTGATCACCGATTTTTGCAACACGCTTCAGATTCCATCTCGGATTAACATAATCCGCATGGTAGAATAGCACGTTACGTCCAAGTATACCCTGATTTGCCCCAGAAAGCAATACTTTTTCAGCAACTTTTTTAGATTCTGAATATTGCTGGGCACTGCGTATGCTCTTGTTACCTTCGCATACCCATGAGAACTGGCAAACACGCTTTGTTCTCTGATACACGACTGCGCATACAGACTTCGGGAACTTGGGACTTTTTACGCGATTGATAGTTACTGCAGCAACCGCCAACTTTCCTTGAGTTGACTGGTTTCCTGCCTCGTAGTAAATATTGTCTGCTAGACATTTCAATTCGCGATTATTTGCTAAATGTATGTTTTGGGTTTCAATTTTTCTTAATGCGGTTTTCTTTTTTTCTTCTGCCGCATCTTCTTTAATCTCTTGGATTACTTCTACAAAGCCAAGGGAGTATTCCCTTGTATCTCTCTCGATAGCATCTTCAGCATATGAATTGATTCCATATAAACTATATACTAATACTGTAAAAATCGAAAGAAACTTGAAAAACTTCTTGTTAAAGGAAGTCATCTTATTTCCTAGTACTTGTTAAACTTGAGAGGGTATTAACCAGTGACTCCCCACACTGCTTATCCGAAGATAAAAAAACCTACTAGGCGTGCTTTTTCAAGTAGAGGCATAGTAGGTTATGCAAATATTTATAAGCATGGAACCGCAGTGAGACTCGGTTCAACCGTTTAATCGAACGGTTGATAGTTTTATTCTGTTTCGAGGAAAAACTATCAAAAACCCAATGCTAGCTTATGCAGCTAGAGCAAAGGCAACGTTATCGTTTGCATTTACAGTTTGTGGCGCTTTGCCAGTCAATCAGTCTCGGTATTCCTATTACACGAAAATCGAATTCCAAGGTCACCCCCATCATGAGCACTGCTCTTTTCGGCGACTGAACCCTCTATCGGAACAGTGCTCATGGTGGAGGTGGAGGGAGTCGAACCCTCGTCTTTCCGCTTTTATTGTCAACTGTCATCAACTAATATTCTATTTATACTATACTTAACGTAGGAAGTCAAGTGTTTTATGCTTCCCAAGGAAGTTTTTTTCCTACAGAACCCCATTTACCAATGGGACAGGATGCACGATTAAGTTTGGTTTTTGCTGGCATGAGGCAACCACATTTCATGCAGAGTTTTGCTTTTAAAAACTCACACTGCCTACAAATTTCCATCCGTTGTTCGGACAGTTCACTCACTGGTATAATACCCATTTTCATAATAGTCGCGAGTGCGAAGAAGTTTCTTCACCCAGTCGTCACGCTTTTCAATGAATACCTGAGGAGCATCATCTTCAACTGCGATTAGGATTACCAACCACGGAACAGGAATACCAGTACGTTCTTCATACATGATAGCATATGCTGCCGTCTGCATGAAGTAACTCTCGATATATGATTTAGACTTTGACTTGTTTGAAGTCTTGAAGTCGATGACAGCACGTTTGCCGTTATACTCAGCAATACAGTCGACTCGACCTGCCATACGCAGGTGATCACTGTAAAGCGCAAGTTCCTGACAATGAATGTTACTGATTGGATCTAGGATAGATTTGAATTTATTAAACATCTCGACATCGAGCATCGACGCTTTGACCTCATCAATCTTGTCACTAACGTTTTCGTTCTTAAGATACGTTTCGGTTAGCGTGTGAATCTTAGTTCCACGAGTCGATGCTTTGTTTGAAATCTTATTTGCTTCTTCTTCGCCAACACGCTTTCGCCAAGCAGCGATAGAGTCGCGAGAGAGAACTCCAAGAACGGTGGTGGCAGAGGGATAGGCAGTGCCACTGGCATTTACATAAACTCTACCACCATCTTCGCTCGTAGTTGACTGGGCAAAATCTTCATATTCATATATTGTTTCAAACATCATATATCCATTATACTATAATTGACAGAAAAGTCAAGCCCTTAATTATGTTTTTCTTCATATTCTAACCGAGCAAGGATATACTCCTTGACAAGTTTTGACCTGACAATATCATTCACGGAAAATTCAACCGTCTTAAATGATGGCATCATCTCAGCAATTGCGATAAACTTTTGCAATCCTGACATGTCGTTCTTTTTATTTAGGTCGGTTTGACGGAAGTCTCCACAGAAGATGATCTTAGAGTTTTTACCGATACGTGTCATTATAGAGTTGAGTTCCATGTCAGTCATGTTCTGACATTCGTCAACAATGATCACTGAATTATCAAGTGTGATACCACGCACGAACGAGGTGATTAGGAAATGAACGGTCTTTTGCTCCTGCATGCGCAGGAAGGGTTGGATGTGATTGAATAAGTCATCACATATCTCAACGTAAGGTAAAGTATAGACCTCTGTTTTTTCCTTCTCGTCACCTGGAAGGTGTCCGATATCTCTTGATGGTACTGCTGAACGCACAACAACAAGACGTTCATAATCTGTTGTTGGATCCAGAACTTCTTCAAGTGCTTTATACATGGAAATAAATGTTTTGCCTGTTCCTGCTACACCATGTAGTAGCATTGCAGTGGACTGTTGATTGTAAAGATCGAAGAAGAGTCTTTGATTCTGTGTCTTTGGTTGGATATTTCGTAGATCCTCATATTTAACTTTGCACAGTTTACTCTTTTCAATTGTTACCTTTGGTTCAGAATTCGTTACAACTTGGAGATTGTTTTTTCTTCTCGTCATGAACAGTCCTTATTCTTACTAGAGTGAATACAAAAAAGGCGACGCCACACAGGTGGAGTCGCCATTTGTTACCGAGGGAGTTCGGTATCTGAAATTGGGATTGGTGTTTTTGTTCTCATGTAAGTATTTATTAAACTGTATCGCTCCACCACTCTGGAATTGGACGTTTTTTCCACTTTGCCATAGTTTTTTTTGCGCCGACATAATAGTTACGATACGACTGAACAGAGTCAGGAACTTTGTATTCGTCGGGCATGGCAGGAGTTGGTTGTGTAAAATAACCAACAGGAATATTAGCAGGTGGTTTTCGCAACCAGTATACTAAGCGATCAGTCGCATGAATCTTGCCATATCGGTAAGTATATTCCTGTAACAGATCTTGCAACAAACACATTAACCAATTGTAATTATTATTGGACTGCCGAACCCAAATAGCACTGGGATGGTTAATGTGTGATGCCTTGTAAAGTATATTCTCCATGTTCTCATCACCAAGTCGCCAACGTTTTATGCGTCGACCAGAAGAGGCATCAATATATTCTTTACCATCAAGCATACGATGTGCTGTTGACAGTAATTGGGCATACTCTAAAATCATTTTAACAACGTGCTTATCATTGTGATATGTAGCACAAGTTTTGACGTCGTGGTCAAGGTAAAAGATATTCATAATATATTAGTTCTCAAGTTTAAAGGGGACTTCCTCAATCGACTTACGAATGCATTGAATATGCGCTTTCGTAGTATTAGAAATATACTCTGATTCAAGCGAAAAGTCAATACATTTTATGACATCAACTGGATCCATCTTAATTAAATCGTCAATAATTACACGATTATCTGTTTCACCAAATGCATTAACGCAGAATAAAACAATGTCAATGTCCATATCCGAATACAATGGTATTCGGTATAGTCGTTTCCCGTAAAACTTATCAGGAAATTTGAGTATCTCTGCCATAGATCTATTTATTAAAATACTTCCACATTATAGATGTTTTGGAACATTGCAGCATCTTTTTTATCATTTACCATCGGAAACCCTTTTATGTTCAGACTGGTATTGAGTAACATCGGACAACCAGTTTCTTTATACCATCTTGTCAGCAATTCAAATAGTCCTGGATGCTGCTGCTCGTTTACAGTTTGGACGCGAGATGTGCCATCAACGTGAATGATAGCAGGGAACTTTGTAGGAAATTTACATCTTGCAGTAAATTGCATGTAAGGGGATACTTCAACTGGTATGTCAAAATACTCTGCTGCATGTTGCTCAAGGATGACTGGTGCGAATGGTCTAAACTTTTGTCTGCGCTTGATTGCATTTACTCTGTCCTTAATCTCTGGTCTAGTTGGATCAGCAAGAAGACTTCGGTTACCAAATGCTCTCGGACCAAACTCTGCTTTTCCATTAGCAACACCCACTATACCCTCTTCTCGCAAAGAAGTCAATAGTTTTTCTACAGGATATTCAGTATCAATATTCTCGCCGAGATATGGACCTTGCCAGTTTAGTTTTCTGCGGTTGTTTGCAGCAATAGCACCAAGAGAACTACCAGCGTCTCCTGGATTCGGGATAATCCATACATTCTTGAAGTATTTCAAAGCGATATGATTCGCAGAGCAGTTAAGTGCGCAACCCCCTGATAAAACTAGATTATTTTGTAGAGGGTCTATTTCCTTGGCACGACGGAGCAGTTTATCGAATTCTTCTTCATAAATCTTCTGCGCAGAGGCAGCAAGATCATAGTGATCAGGATCTTCGTTTTTCAACCACCACCTACAACCACGATGCAAATTAGTTCGCTCATATAGTTCGCGCATGTCCCAATAGTGCTTGTTGGGATTACCATACGCTGCCATACCCATGAGAATATACTCATCTTCGTTTGGTTTCAATCCAACTCTGTCTGTTATAGCGGAATAAAACAATCCAAGAGATTTCGGATAATCCATACTCCACTTCTTCTTCATCTTCTCGCTGTCACACAACCAAATAGATGCTGTATCGAATTCACCGATAGCATCAATTACTAGAGCAGTTGCAGATTCAAACTGAGAAGTATAGAAACCTGCTGCAGCATGTGACTCGTGGTGAGATGCAAATTCAACAGGAACTTGGAGTCCAAATTCATCCTCTAGATATCGCCGAACACTGAAACGAACTAGTCCTTGCCCCGAAAGTAGTCTGCGCATTGCTCGTAGTTTTGGTTTCTCATACCAATGTATCTTTTCTGGTTTACCAAACTTCAATGCTGCAGTGATCAGATCAGCATTTAGGTGCTTGTCATTTTTGACACCACTATATCTCTCGGCATGTGATGCGAAAAGAATCTCATCCCCACCAACAACAGTCAATGCAGCATCATGTGCTCCTGCAGAGATTCCCCACTCAATCATAAATGAACGGATCTAACTTTCTAAGTTTTTTCATTTTCTTCTTAAATTTATAAATTTGATAATATTGTTTAATCTTACTTACTAATAATTTTATCATATAAGTCCCTCGCAAATAATTCATGAACCTCTTCAGGCGGATGCGCATATTGACATGTTTTGTGTACCGATGGATTATAAAATTGATGTAGATGAACCTTGGCGTCTATAGAATATTCTAAAGATTTTTCTAATATTTTCTCGAATAACGGCATAAATTCCCAACACTCTATCATGTCACAATAATAGTTATCCACTCCACCCATATATCTTAACAGTTTCGTAATAACAACTGGTTGTATTACGAAATCAAAATTTGCTTCTTTACAGATTCCAATAATTTGATTTAAAGCAAATCCATATGTTTGCATTATTTTATATGAATTATAGTAAACATCAATTTCAGTAAAATCAGTTCGTATAACTCTTGTTAAAGGCCGTCCATCGGGACCAAAATGCAAATACCTTTGTGGTGTTGTTATTCCGAAAAATAGTAAATCCGTATCAGGATTTAATTCTCCCTTGTATAACGCCTGCAGAAATAACAGAACAGAATGTTCTAAAGCATGTCCATGCCATGCATACGACTTATAACTCAAATTCAATTTATATGCCAATTTACCCGCATATGCTCGGTTAGATGATATCTCAGAAAGTTCAAGAGTAGATGCACCAGTCGTTTTTTCTAAGTATTTGTCGAACTTGGTTATAGAACCAATTTTTTTCTTGATAGAATTACATTCATCAAATGTAATGTTTAATAATTCATGATCAATAATTTCGTGACCAGACGTAAAAGAACACCCAAACGAAACTAATCTTTTTTTTCCGTCAAGGTTCATTTTCTATGATCGCTCGGCATTGGTCGTAGATTTTCAACTTCCTTTCCATCCAAAAATGAAAAAAGACTATTTCGTAAATCCATACACTGTTTCCGCATTTTGCCTTCTTCGGGTAAAGAAGGTATTTCAGCATCATACAATGCAATTACTTCCTGCAGTTCCTCTCGCGTCATGTTGTGGCATGCCATGTGGTCAGGATAATACAAGTAGTTAAAATTTAACGGATTTGAATTAGTAAACCGCACATATTGATTCAATATCTTGTAAAGAGTAATCGAGTCTCTGACGTTCATTTTACTTACTGTCATAACAATAGAAACATTTGATGTGTGTAAATCGAATTCCTTTGCTATAATTTCTTCTTGGCAGTATTTCAAGTTATCCAAAACTTGATCCCACTTAGCACCTACTCTTAGTTTCTCAAACTTATCGCCGTAAGAATCTATACTGAAAGATAAAACAATACCTCTGAATTTTTTCCAAATATCAATCTCTTTTCTACTTGGTCTTTGTGTTCCATTCGTATTATATAATAATATTGTTTTTTCTGGATTTGGTAATTGGTCCAACCACTCAAAGTGTGTCTTGTTTAGTAGAGGTTCGCCGCCCGCAATATCAATTCTGAAATATCCACTTTCACCAGGATTCAATTTCTTATATTGTTCTAAATCATAAGACCAAGCAATCTCTTCATTAAGACGATCATATGTTTCTCTGTCCAATTTTCCTATGCGTAACAGTTCGGTCGAAATTGCAGTTGAGCACGCAGGAGTGCATATGGTGCAACGGAGATTACATAATCTTCCAGTTTTTAACTGTAGATATTCAAGAGAAACTTCTTCAGGTGGCGTTTGCATTGTTCCATTATGTAACATCCACATATCTTGTGTTCGTTTACTGTCTCGCCCCTCGTCTTCTGCAAATTTACACTGGTTGCAACCACTCGGCCAAATACCTTGCGATAATTGGTCGCGATATTCCTGAAATTCTTCTTGTAGAATACTCTCCGCATGTTCTATATCTACAAGTTTACTTTTTTTATCTTCTCTATGGATAAAAAGACAGCATGGTGTTAGGTAACCATCGGTATCAACATGCACCGATTTCCACATAGACGGACAATAAATTTTAGTTTCGCTCATATTGACAAATACCAATCCCTCACCTCTGGGTCTATAATTGCAGTTAGACTTTCAAAGGTGTGTTTTCCCAGCAGAAACTTTTCTCGATATTCCCAATTTTCTTTCATCATTTTTAACATTTCTAGATCTGAATAAATTGGGTTATTGCTTTTATCTAATTTATAAGATTTTAATATTGCAATCGTTCTTTCTTTTCCTCTCAAAGAACACTCTTCAAATCTTTTAATAGCGTGATCAACAATTCTATCGAAAATTTGTTGGGGATATAATCGAATATCCAAGAATCCCTGATAAGCATCAGAAGTAATATTACCAAATAATTTGTGAGAATGCAGTTCCGGATCATACGGTTCATAAAATTCAAACCATCTATCTATATCCATAAGAACTGGAGCAGACATAATGCTTGAAAGACCGAATTGGTTTCTCTTGTTTAGTCTAGAATGATATTCTTTCCAATTATTAGAAACTGTTTCCCATGACGCCCCATCTCGGCAAAATTCAAAAGTTTCATGCGTCCCATCTAGACTTGCCTGTATACTTGGTTGATAAAACTCCAACAGTTCGGGAATAATCTTTCCTTTCCATTGAAGACGAGTTAGATTGGTATTATAGTGAATAAAGATTTTGTCTAGATACGCAGGATCTACAGTTTGAATCTCTAGTAGTTTGTCTACTACTTTCCAATGCACATGGGACATCATCGGTTCGCCACCAGCCCAATATATCTTAGTCAATCTCCGCTGGTCCAAACAATCAATAATTTCTTGTGCCATAGAATCTTCGAAATTATAATCTATCACAAATTCTTTACCAGACAGATACATTTTTGGCGCATGACCCCACATTTCTCTGAACAGAGAATTGTGTTTAGAACTATAGAAAAACCCACAACTTATACACTGTAAATTACAATGAATGGTTCGATAGTCAAAATATGTAGGAAGTTCTGACACAGAACCATTTTCGTCGGTTTTACTTATGACATCAGCGATTAATTCTTCTTCTTCGATCTGATGCTCGTTCCAACTCTGTTGTCGCAAAGATTGGATATTCTGCTCTTCGTTCTTATAGCACACAGAACATGCATCAATCTTTTCTCCTGCTACCATCTTCTTTCGAACATCTTTCATCACTGAAGAATTCCAGAAATCCTTAGTTTCTGTTTTTTCTTCAGAATGGATGTCATCAGATATACAGCAGATTTTTCGTTCGTACTGTGATCCGATATAACTATGGACCCATGGATATCTACAGATACTTTTATTATTTTCAGTATTGATAGTCATAATTGAATATATCTTTCCACGGACCCATTTTTCTACTTAGTTGAACAACGTCTAAGTATTTATTGCCTTGTTGCCAATGCAAATCGTTTTGCGATTCAACACGAAGGTATGATTTCATTGTTTCTGTCAGAATCCAATTAGAGTATGGTGATTCTTCATAGAGTTGGGTTAATTCTTTCTTGAAATTTTTAGAAGCGCAATTCAATGAAAGATAATCAGGAAAAACAATAAAGTTTTGGTTGATTGTTGTGTGCGGTTTCAATTTGGTCAAAGGAACTGCCCACTCATAAAACTCCGGAAGAAATGGTGCATTCAACCACTGAATACTACATGTAATGTTTAAAGCAGCGATGTAGGGATTTTCTAATAGTTTTTTAATATTTTCGTTCGACCGATCCCAATCATTTGGATAACGAATAAACTTATTCTTATCCCCGACTGCATCCATACTACATCCGAGAGTAACAACTTTAAAATGTTTCCAGTAATCGCTGAAAGAATCCGAATACGTCGTGCAATTAGTATTGTAACTAATGTGTATGTTTTTAGCGACATCCCATTCTATCAATTTTTCAAGCAATTTCCATTGCATTGGCATAATAAAAGGTTCACCGCCATTAATATAAAGATATTTTAATGAATCTTTGTGTGCATAGAGTTGGTCGATTATACTTTCATCAAACCACTGAAATAAATCGTAATCAGTATTGTTTTTTGGTACGAATGGAAGTTGATCCGACCATTCTTTATAATCAGATACAAGAGAAGAACTAGAATCTGGATAACACATCAAACACTTTAAGTTACAAAGATTGCTCAAGCGAATATCTAGAAACTCCAATTGAGGTTTCTCAACATTTTCCCAACGGTTATTCTCCGTTATTCGACGAGACTTTCCTCCATGTTGCTCAATCTTATAACAACCCTCGCACGCAGAAGGATACTGGTGTGTTAACATTTCATCTCGAACTTTGTTCGTAGAATAACTATTAAAAATTTCGTCGAGCGTATTCGTTTTTAGATTGAGTAATTTCCCGTTTTTATCTTTAGCGAAACCACTATCTGGTCCGCTCATCTTAGAAACGCAGCAAATAGAAACATTTCCATTAGGATGAAGATTCATGTGATTGAATGGCAGGGTGCAATACCCATCGTTTCTTAGAGAGTGTTGAACCACTGCAAAAACTCCTCTGGGAATACATCAATTGGTTTATTTCTGCGAGAACTATATTGAGTATAGAACTTTTTGAAATCGCTTCGATTTTTTTCTAGATCTGTGTCATATGAATGTGGTGTTTCAATAACATCGACATAAGAAATTAATCTTTCAATATCACTTTTCTCTGTGAACATAAGATTTGGATCATCACGATTAACTTGATACCAATCAGAAAGTTGTTGATGCGATTTTTCTCTTAGAGTATCAGGTAAAACTGTTAAACTTTGAAATGCAGGAAACCGTAGGAAATTAATACTCATACTGATAAGATTTCGATATTTCTGTTTCCAAATCATAACTTGATCCATAAAATCGGTAATATTAAACAAACACATTGCATTAATCGTCATCATAACAACAATGCGCTTCACATTAGATTCACCAAGAATACGCTCAACGTTATCGCACCACGATTCATAATCCAATCCATCGCGAATATACTCTGCTTGCGCACCTGTAGTTTCCATGCTTGTGAAGAGAGTAAGATTGTTAATGTCGTGCGATCTCTCTATCAGTCTATCTATGATAGATTTTTTTGCACCAAGATTGGTATTGATTCCCAATTCAAACAGATATTTCTCTTCTGCAAACAAGTCAATCAATTTCCAAACATCTGTGCTCATTAATGGTTCACCACCAGTAACTCTTAGCGTGCGAAGTTCTTTACTAAGTTCTGGCCACCATTCCCAAAATGCTTTGATATATGGATTTTCTGTTTTCTCATAACAATTATTTACCGTACCATCATGTTTAAATGCACCTCCACCAGAAGTCTCGAGATCATAGTTACCGTATTTCTTTATGTCTCTTTCCCATGTTGTGCTGAAATTTGCATTACAATAACTGCATGCAAAATTACAGGTTCTATCAAACATAACTTCTAATGTGGGTGGAATAATACGAGCATCTGCTGGTTTATCAAACCATTTTTGCATTTCTTCTGGTGTAAACTGTAGAGATTTAAAGACACGATCTGAAATATAATCAGTTCCCATACTTTCAATCTTCCAGCAGTAATCACACTCAGATGGTTTATGTCCATCCTTCATCAGTTGTCGCATTTTTATTTTATGATCAGTATTATGCAGTTTTGCTGGATCTAATAAAATTTGCTCTGGATCTATTTTATGAACAGGAGGAAGATGACAACTGCTGGTTTCTCCGCTACCCAACCACAGAGTACTATTTCCCCATTTCGCACCACAAAACGATGCAGATTTAGAATTTAATATACCATCTCTAAATTGAAGTAATCTATCATCCATAATAGTCGTCATCCATTAAATACGCAAGTTCTGGAAAAGTGTCAACGAATGATGTTTTTCTGCGTTTGTCCAAACTGCGAGTATAGTTTCTGAAGTCTCTGTATAGTGATTCTGGTTCTTTAGTTGATCTCATGTAATCGACCAATCTTCTTACTTGATCGACTTCTTCCAAATAAAAGGTTTCTTGGAGAGATTTTTTTGATGTTAATTTATGTTCTTCAACATATTCTATCCACATATCCCCAAACTTTTGTTTATCTTCCGGAGATAACAATGTCAAACATAACATTCTAGGCCAGCGAAGATATGAAAGATGAGTTCTTACTCTGAATTCATGAATCTTACTATAATACCGTAAACGCATTTCTCTGATATATTGTAAATATTCTAGAAGAGTTGGAGCGCTTGTTAGGTTTATAGTTGTCATATAATGTAGTCTTGTGGTATTTGGCGTATTATCTAATACATATTCACAGTTTTTCTTAAACTCATCAAATTGCATACCAAATCTGGAGTACTCAGCATGTTTACCTGTGCTCTCGAGGGATGTATAAACATCAAACAATTTAATATTACAAGAGATTCTATTAATATACTCCACGAGTTTCTCAACCAATTTATCAGGAACATTGAGATTGGTGTTGATTGCAAGTGTCAAATTTGGGTTCGGATTCTCTGCAATATAATCAAGAACTCTCCATGTGTGCTTACTGAGTAAAGGTTCACCACCAGTGATTCTAAATGTATGCAAATTTGGATATAATTCTGGCCACCATTCCCAGAATGCATCGATGTATGGATTTTCATCTTTCCTGTGAATCGGCAATTTACCGACTTCTTTCAACCATCCAAGATCGTGCAATTTGAAATCTTCTAATTCAATTGGACCGTGCGTTTCAATTTCTTCCTGCCACCTTGAGGAACTTTCTGGACTGCAGTATACACATTTAAAATTGCATGTAGATTCGAATGCAACTTCTAAATACGAAGGATCAATATCTGCCCCATCACCAGATTTTACAATTTCATCAATGTGCGGGAGCGCCCATGAATACGTGGATTTGTATATCCGATCACTCATCCAATCTTTGTCGAGATTTTCAATTTTCCAACAATAGTCACATTCTTTGGTTTGTATACCATTGAGCATGTCAATACGTGCTGCCTTTTTAACAGCAGTATTGTGAATACCTCTTGGATTGTCTTTAATATCTTCTAACGTAATTTTATGGCGAGAAGGATGGTGACAACTATGTGTTTCACCATTATACAGAAGAATTGTGGATTGTTTCCACTTTGCAGCGCAGAAGGTAGGACTTACATTATTAATTACTTCACGTTTCTCTTTCAGAAAATTCCAATATGAATCTACTGAATGGACATCCAGATTATGTTCCTCGTGCGCACCATCACTCATTTTTTATAACCCACTGCCATGTATCTATAGAAATGTCCACACTTCAACATACCAGCGTATTCTGGTTCTTTAATATTGTTGATGTTTAAGAATTCCTCTAGACTATTAGCAAGACGAACATGCTCATGATTTTCTAGATTATTTCCTTGAACGATATATTTAGTCCCGCTAGGAATAGAGTCCCACCAAGCATCGTAAACTTCTTGCGTAACATGCTCGCTGCTGGTATTGATCACCAGATCGGGATGTATGTTGATTGGCATACCATTTTTCATGTCATGTTGACGAAAGACAATATCGTGATAACATTCGTCGATAGCAGCGAATACATGCCTACAACTAGAATCTAAATCTGTGGTTAGAATTCGGGCATCTGGAAATTTATGTGCAATAAACTGCGCAAGAACTCCATACCATCCACCGAAAATTATGATCGATCTATCCATGTGAGTTACATGTTCGAGTAACCACTTCTTACTCTCGATCTGACTCGGCCAAAAATTCTCAGAGAATCTGTATGCATTATCTGGATTATTGCGAATATATTGCATCCAAAGCATTACAACATCAAAATTAACCATGTTTATAATTCCTCACACCATTCTAAAAATTCTGTAAATTCGGGAAACGTGTCTGCCAAATTACTGTTGCTTCTACGGTCATATTCCGGAAAGAACTTGGCAAAATCTTTTCTGGCATTCAATCTGTATTCCTCTGATATATTATGCGTATCATTATAGAAATACTCTCGAACTCGTACCATCTTTTGTATTTCGAACTCTTGAAATCCATTTTGCTTCATGTATTCGACGTCGCTGTCTATATATCTACCAAATTCTTTCGGTAGTATATTCATTGTCCAGTGTGGCGGTTCTTTAAGATGCTGAATATCAATTAGAATTCGTTCGCCCCATTTCGCACGAAGTTCTACAACCAACTTTAAGAAATCTTTGAAATATGGAACAGTTAAGACATTATACGTTGTCATAAAACTTACGTATGCAGTTGGAACTGTTTCTAATACAGTATTAATATTTTGTAGAAACAATTCATAGTTGAGTCCGCGTCGAATGTATTCTGCTTGCTTACCTGTGCATTCTATACTCGTAAACACTCTAATATTCTTGACGTGTTTCTTTTTAATCAATTCTCGCGCTCGCGAGCAAAAATCTAAAACTTTACGATTCGTTACCCCTAGATTAGTATTGATCTGAAGTAATAACTCTGGGTTGCCATCTTCCTTCAACATATCGAGCAATTTGAACGTGTTGGCAGTCATTAAAGGTTCCCCCCCAGTAATGCGGAAAACCTTTAAATCATTTTTTAAATTTGGCCACCATTTCCAAAATGCCTCAACATATGGATTATATTCTTTCTCGGAATAGATCTTATCAGACAACCCATACTGATTATATTGTAAATCATAATTACCATGTTGTTTTATTTCATCTTCCCAGAGAGAAGAAAATGATGGACAACAGTAACCACACTTGAAATTACATGCATTACTGAAACTAACTTCCATGTTATATGGGTTTACATTTTCACCCCATGGTGTATTTCTTAAAATTTGTATTTCTTCATCAAGATCTAATAGAGTATTCGGTGCAACAGTATTTTTCACAACGCGATCGCTGACTTCATTGATGTCTTCGATACTCCAACAGTAAGAGCACTCATCTGGTCTGCCACCTTCCAACATGGTCTTGCGTTGCTGCTTCTCATGTGAGGTATTATGTAATGCTGCGGGATCTTTAGCGATTTCTTCTAGAGCAATATGCATCGGTGGTGGATGATGACAACTGTGTTTATGCCCAGAGTGAAGATATAGTGCTAACCATCTCCACTTCTGTGGGCAGAATCCATGCCCAACCGAATCCAACTTTTCTTTTACATTCAACTTCGGCGCATCTTTGCTATTTCCAGAATCTGTTCATTATTGATAACAGGAACAGCATTGCTCTTATGTAGAACGCTGATACCCTTGATAAGCGTGCCTGTGTAGATCTGTTCTTTACGAGAATAGTTTACACCGATACCATCACCAGAAGGATACTTTTGACGATGGTCGCTGACTTCATATTTAGGTAGAGGTGTGCCACGCAACTTGGGTTTATAATTACCTTGCCGATATTGAACATACTCATCGAAAGTCTTAGTTGTAGAACCGATGCGCTTCATCTGCTTGTTATATTCAACCCAATCCTGGGAATACCGTGCAGCGACACCCTTGTTAGAAGTCTTGCGCTTCTTGGTACTAGTGGTAGTGAACGCATGTGACATAAGTTGCATAGACATAACAAAATCCTTTTCAAACTCAACATACTCTTATACCCTATTACGATGGAAATGTCAAGGGAAAATAAAATTAAAAAGGGGCTTGACATTTTCCCATAAACAGGGTATAGTGAATAATATTATGGAGGTTTTGATGGTTATTGATATTACCCAGCGCGAAGAAGAATTGCTAGAACTGCTCGGCATTTCGTGGAACGGGTGGCAGTATGAACAGCAAAATTTTGCTGAAATTAATTTTGAGTTGGAAGCGAACGGTGTTCCCACTTATAAATCTTTCGAGGAATACCTCGAAGGTCGTCTTAAATATAAGCAAAGGAT